TTAATTGTGGGGGAACTGAATCACATTTAGCAGGTTTCCAATAATCTGTATGATATATGTGTTTAGCTTCGTCTATTGTGAGATTTTTAATGTCCACATTGGGATACCATCTTTTGGCTATACCATATTTGGTTTCACCTCCAGCATCATCTGGATCGTTTACATAACCACCTTCGTGTTCTAAAACCACTTCTATTATTTCTTCAAATGTTGTTTTCATAAAAACATCCTCATTTCATATATAAATATATATAAAATAAAAAAACCCTTGATTTTATTTCAAAGGTTTTTTCATCATATCATTAGGTTATTAAATTTATTAGAATTTAAGTATTGCGTAGTCGTATTTTAATGTTAATGTAATTTCTACAGGAGTTGAATCTTCAAAAGATAAATCACCAAAGTTAGCAGTTTGAATATATGCGCCAACTAATTCCCATTCTTCAACTACATCACCTACAGGACCTACTAAATTAAATGTTATATTTTTCTTATAAAAATCAGAGTATCCATCTCTACCAGTAACTGATTCGTGGTGTAATCTAATCCACTCAATCACTTGTTGAGCTGCACTTGGTACGATTGGGTCATAAAGTGTTATGTCTATTGGTTGCCATCTTGACTTACCTTTAACATATCTTGTTACATTCATATGTTCTAATATTACTTCTTCTGATTCAAGTGATGGTCTACTCATACCTTTCACCAAGTAAGCATTTATACCCTCAATGTTCATAATGAATCTATTTTTGAGTTTTGGCTCCCAATTAGTAAACATTATTTGATTCGGTTCTAATAATTCACCTGCTGCCATTTAATTTCTCCTATAATGTGTAAATTGTTACATTTAATTCTTCATATATAAATATCTAAATTTATAAAAAAAAGGGATTTATATTTAAATAAATCCCTTTTCTTCAGTTATTTTAACTAACTATTACTCTGGAAAAGCAGCACCTGTAGGTTGTATTGTGAAATCTAACACAATAAACTCAGCAGTTCTTGTTGGTTGTAAGAATAATTGTCCGACTAATTGATTTCTATCAATTGAATCTGGTGTATTATTCGTATTATCCATTACTACTCTGAAAGCACTTAAACCACTTTGTGATTGTACTTGGTCTAAGAATGGATTTACAATACTCAAGAATCTTTGTCTTGTTTGAGCAGTATTTTGTTCAAACACTAAGAATCTTGAAGAACTTGCGATAAACTTCTTAACTCTGATTAATAGTCTTCTTACATTGATTCTATCCAATGCACTTGGTTTTTTCTGTAATGTTTTTTGTCCAAACACAGTCACACCTTGTCCAGGGAATGTAGCAATTGGATTAACATTTGAATCATACAATGTATCTCTATCAGCTTGAGTTAGTTTTCTTTCTGCTTGAATAGCTGTATCAATACCACCACGATTCAATCCAGCAGGAGCGAACCACGGGTGAGCAACTTGGTCATTGAATGCATAAATTCCACCCAATACAGTTGATGGTGGCACCCATCTTTGTACTCCAAGTTGTACATCTGGTACTTTAATCCAAGGCCAGTATACAGCTCCAAAATTAGAATCTCTTGTCTCTGCTTCAGTTACAGCATCTGCGACATTCTTACCATACTCTACTGGGTCAAGAATTGCAAAACAATCAGCTCTATCTTCACATACATCAATTACTTTAGAAGCAACAGTTCCGTGTATTGCTGATATAATACCAGGTGTTAAGATTAAATTAATATCATATTCATCTTGGTTTGCTAATAGATTTAATGCTTGAAGGTAAGCATCTTGTCCCTCAGCAGCAGTTGTTGGGTCGAATCCTTGTGAATTTGTACCTGAAATATTTTCATAGAAATTAGCAGGTTTAGTACCTGTAGCATCTCCATTATGATTACCCAAAGAATCAAATCCACTAAATCCATCTGCACCACCAGTAAATCCACCATTTGTCGAACCACTACCTGCGGCTGGTAAAGAACCAGTTTCAGATGTTGCTACTCTAACCTCTCCATTTTCATCAAGATAATCAGCCAAATCTGCTATACCAGAAACTCTTACATATTTAGATTTTTGTGGATAATCACCTTCTAATTTTACAAATGGATTTCCATTTTCATCAGTTCCTATGGTATTATATTGAGTACCAATTGCTTTACCTATATAATTGTTTGAATTAGGGTCAAGAGACACACCTGTGAATGTTTCTAATGTTTGTTTTCTTTTTAAATTATCATTACCTGCTCTAATAGCTACAGTAAATGTTCCTTTAGTATTACTAACATTTGAAATTTCATATCTAATGTTATGTTTTGAACCACTTACAAGAACATTATTTGTTGTAGGTGAAACACCTGCATTGTTCATTATTGAACCATCACCTAATGTGTGTAGTGTAAATGATGATGTTACATTGTTACCATTAGCTGCTGGTGTTCCATTAGCAAAGTTTGATGATGTTACAGCAATACTAGCTCCACTAAATGAACCATCTAATATTCTAACAACTGTTAAAACATTTGCGTTTTGTAAATATGCTTCAGCTGCATGTGATGTTAAAAACTGAAATGAAGTAGAACCACTTTTGTGAACATCACCGAATTTATTTTGAAAATCAGAAAATGATGTTACAACGGTTGGGACTCCTGCAGGACCTTTGACGGTTGGTCCGATGAGAGCAGCTCCAATATCAGCCACAGCAGCCGGTAAAAAACTTTGGTCTATTTCATTCGTAAATACACCAGGACTTATAATTTTTTCGGCCATTGAATTTCTCCTAAGTTAACTTTTTAATTTTTGAGGTTAAATCAAATATACTATTTTGCGCATTAGTATTATTCATATATAAATATATGACTAAAACCTCAAACGATAATATTTTTTTAATTATTATGATTTATTTGGTGTGAACACACCTGTTTCAGGATTTAAAGTTCCTTGTCCATACTTTTTAGTGATTTCATCAAGAAACTTTTGTTCATCATTTTGAATTTTGTTAAAAGTTTCCACTAATGTATCGTGTTCTTTTGCTAAAGAAATTTCTTGTTCTTCAAGTCTTATTCTAGCTATGCTTAATTGTCCAAATTTATTTGTAGTGTCTGCATAAGATTTTTGAATTTCTTGAACTGTATTAAGTTCTTCTGTTGTAAATTTTACCTCTGATTGTTTTTCTTGTAACTTTTCAGTTAGATTTGATTCTTCTGGCATTTATAACCTCCATTTATGAATTGTTAATTAACTATATATAAATATATATAAATTTTAAAAACAAATGATTTATTTTCCTATTTGTTCATCTGTAGCATCACCTTCAAAAGTAAATGTAATCTTTGATGGTGTTAATTGTTTTTTCATATTGGATACTTTATTAGTGACTACTGAATTTAAATATTCTGGTAATAAATATGCTTTTGTCAATACTGAAAATGTTGATTTAATAAATCGTTCACCATCTTGATTCATTTCTGAAGCGTCTGAAATGTTATCTATATTACATAAAAATTTGTTTTTAGTTCCATCACCCCAATATGTATGTGATTGGTCTACAAAGGATTCAACCAATGGATTCATTTGTTCAATAAAATTTGTCCACAATACAAACTCATAAGTTATATCACTATAAGTTGGCATTCCCGTAACTATATTTTCAAATGCTGGTTGAACACCTGTTTGGACTGAAAATCTATCATATTGATTATCTTTACTCCATTTTGCATTTCTAACCACTTGAATATTTTTACTTTTAACATCGTGTGAAAATGCTTGTCCTGATAAATCATTTCTTGAAATTTCTGTTCTTCGTAACATAATTAATGGTAAAATTAATGAACCATTTTTATCTCTCAACACACCACGACTTCTAACTGCTTTCCACCTTTCTTCATTACCATAAAATACAGGTATTTTAAAAGTTTCATTAGCGTCTTTAACTATTGGTTTCATTACATTTTTTACATGACCTAAAATAGAAGTGTCAACATCTTTAAGAGTTATTGCATAATTTTCTGAAAAATTATTTCCTGGTATGACAGTCGTTTCACGATTTCCTCTAGCAGTAAGTTCTTTTGTAGATATTTGATTCACTCTATTGACATTTGCCTTACTAACTACTTGTTTATTTGTAATTTTATTTATTGCCATTTCGTCTTCTCAGTTTTTTAAGTTTATCCAATTTATTATTCACTTTACCTTTTACTTCTTCTGATTTAATACTACTCATATCAGCTTTACCAATTGCAATCTCTTTTTTAATATCTACTTCAATGGCTTTCACACCTGTTTGACTTGGTGAATCAAAGTTATCCAACTTATTCATCAACTTACCCATCATTTGTTCCATCTGTAAATTACCATTTGGTTCAGGTGTGTAATGATGTTTTCTTTCACCATAAACATCTTCATCATCCTTAACATTACCATTAACCTCTTGTTTAGGTTTAGGTGTTTCTTTATAATTGGGATTAGAAGTATCATACTTCGTAATTCTTTTATGTGTAATTTGTTGAACAGCCATTATTGTCCTCGTTTTTTATATCTTTTTATTTGAGCTGGTGTTCTACCAGTTTTCTCTAATATTTTATTTTTCTTTCTTCTTTCTTGTTTTCTTAATTTAGCGGCTTTGTTTGGCATTATCTTGGCCT